AAACTGATTCAGGATCTGTTGGATCAACTAGGGCTACCTGCTGCAATTGTGCTGAAGGCAATCCTGTGTGGTTTAGATCTGTCATGTCTAGCATCTTAGCAACATCATCTGGGTTGTAACCAACCTGGACAAGGATAGATGCAATCTCAGCCTTCATCTTATCTCCAACAAGTGGTGCTTGTGAAGCATCAATGTTTTGTAGAGGAAGTCTATACTGATCTCCTGAATCACCAAGTGATGATAGGTCTTCGTAGTTGCGTACATCATTTAGTGACAAGAAACCTTCTCTTAGTCCCTTTGTGTATGCATCAAAACGCTCAATTGTAGTACCACGCAAAAGTGCATCAAGGTTAAATCTAATAAATCCATCTGACTCAGGAAGTAGTGGAGATAGTGATTGTTCCAAACGCTCTAGCAATGAACGCAATGAATACTGTACAAATGAAAGGTTCTGTGCTTCTACAGATGAGTAAGACATAGCACCTGCAACAGGGTGTCCTAGTAGTGTTAGTGGAACACGGAAGATTCTTGCAATGTCTTCAACATTAAATTTTCTTGCTTCAAGTAGTTGTGCATCTTGTGCATTTAGCGATAGTGGCTTAAATGCTGCACCACCAGAAAGAATACCAACTTTACCTGCCATGTATGGACCTGAGTGTGATTCTTGCCAGTTAGTAGCAATATCTCTTGCTTGTTCTGCATTCAATTCTCCTGCAACTTCAATAACTCCACCAGGATTAGCAGCATTACCAAAGTATGAGGCTGCATATGTATCAGAAGCCTGTGCAATACCAACAGACATACGGCAAGCACCAATTGGGCTTAATCCATAGTATGATCCTGGCATTCTAAATAGTGGAATGTGAAGAACTTCATTGCTTGTTAGAATCTGATCATATAGACCATTGTCTATATCCTTAACTCTGTAAACAAGTGGTTCTCCTGGGATAGGTCTTTCAATTCTTACTTCATTTGGGTTTAACACATATAGTTCTGTTACTTCATTGTCACTATCTCGTACCGTCAAAATAAATGCGTTGCCATGTAGGTGCATAGAAGTAATTACTTGCTCAATGAATTCTAGTCTTGTTTGTTCTGGGTTTGGAGTATTAATCCATGCTGGAACATCTCCATAAACTGATGCATAAGATAAACGATTGCGTCCTCTGCGTACATAAGCACCCATTGGCAATGAAGAAATAGTATCTCCAAGTAGTCTTACACATGCATAGACAGTAGATGTGCGAATAGCAGACTCTGTGTCAACATATGTACCTGTATTGGCAACACCAAATAAAGGACGAGGTGGAATCAGTGGAAGAATATACTGACTGTTCATGTCTCTGGCTTCACCAGATGTTTTTAGTCTTTTAGATAGACTCATATTTGATTACCCTTTTCCATTAGTTAATTTTACCATGTACTTATACCTACTCGCTTCCAAGTATTGGCTGCTATGCAGATATATATATAGTCTGAATCTGCTATAACTGTTCCAGCAGTTCCTGTGCTTGATGCTGTTGCTGGAGGAGTTCCTCCTACAATAATAAGAGTGCCATTAATTGTTAAAGATCCACCATATCCTCCAGCAGGATCAAACTTACCCTTAATCAAAGGTGTTGTTGTGTTTGTATTAGATATATATAGATTATTAGATGATCCTTCGTTCTGCCCTGCAGCATTTCCAATAAATACATTTCCTGAACCAGTATTATTATTTTGACCAGCAAAACGACCAATGGCTGTATTGTTAGTACCAAAGTTTGTTGTTGCAACTGGAACAGAGAATCCTGTACCAGTCAATAAGCCTGCAGGTGCAACAGATGTATCAATAACTAAAGATGATCCAACTCTGATACCACCAGAGCCTACTATTGTAACTACAGTTACTGCTCCACCTGATACAGTTATATCTGCCTGAGCAAAAGGGAAATAATCAGTACCAGTAAGGTTTACTGCAGAATAAGTTCCATCTGTATATCCACTACCTGGAACTATTGTGCCAAGAGTTGCAATTGTAGATGTTGTATTCTGTAGTGCTGCTCTACCAATTCCAGTGTTTGTTCCTTCAACATTGCTTAGCAACGCTAATCCACCAATTGCAGTGTTCTGAGAACCTGTGCGATTTGCATTAAGAGCAGCATTTCCAAATGCAATGTTTCCAGCACCAGTTGTATTATTAGTAAGGTTTTGGAATGCTCCTACTGCAGTGTTTCCACCACCAGTAGTATTGGAAGCCATTGCCTGGTATCCAATAGCCATGTTTTGGTTGCTTGATGTGGCATTATTAAGTGCTTGATATCCAATAGCAGTTGTAATTTGATTTGCAGTATTGTGATTTCTGAGTGCTCTATATCCAATGGCCAGTAATCCATTTCCAGCAACATTGTTGGTTTGAAGTGCTTCTGGACCAATAGCAATATGTCCAAATCCTGCTGTAGCACTTCTTAAAGCCTGGAGACCAATAGCAATATTTGTTGATCCAGTTGTATTGTTTTCAAGTGCTTCAAATCCTATTGCCACATTTGTGCTACCAGTAGTATTATCTTGAAGTGCTCTTGCTCCAATAGCAATATTAACATCACCACCAGTTGCAAGTCTCATAGCCTCTGAACCAATTGCCACATTGTTATTTCCTGCTGTAGCAGTTTCAAGAGTGTTGTTACCAATAGCCATGTTTCCACTGCCAGTCAGGTTTCCACGAAGTGCAGCAATACCAAAGGCTGCGTTTCCACCACCTGTAGTATTAAGTTCCATTGCACCAGCACCTACTGCTGTGTTAAATCCTCCAGTAGTATTTCTTAATGAAAATGTTCCTAAAGATGTATTAAATCCTGCAGTAGTTGATACTGATTGGCTTAAAGGTCCAATTGCTGTATTTTGCTCACCAGTAGTGTTATTTATTAAAGCGTTTAAACCTATTGCTGTGTTAAATCCACCTGTTGTATTAAATTCAAGAGCATTTGCACCAATAGCAATGTTAGAAAAACCACCATTGCTTAATCTTAATGCTGAATTACCAATTGCAATCATTCCACCATTAATAGTATTCTGATCAAGTGCTGAAGCACCAATGGCAATATTACCAATACCTGTTGTATTACTTTGAAGAGCACCTGAACCAATTGCTGTATTTGATTGACCAGTTGTATTATTAACCAAAGCACTGGTACCAATAGCCATGTTATTATTGCCTGTTGTATTAGTAGTAAGGGCTCTCCATCCAAGTGCCGTGTTATTTGCACCCGTTGTATTAGAAGCAAGGGCATAATAACCAATAGCCATCATATTAGACTGAGTATTAGCATTAAGTGCCAGCATACCTATAGCAACGCTGTCTTGTCCTGTAGTATTTGAAGCAAGTGCTTGATGACCTATAGCAGTATTTTGAATACCTGTTGTATTTGCAAGTAATGCCTGTGAACCAATAGCCATATTGAAATTACCTGTGGTATTTGCAGCCAATGCTTGAGAACCAACTGCTGTATTTTGTGAACCTGTAGTATTAGCAGTAAGAGCATTATTTCCAACTGCTGTAAGTTGAGTACCATTAGTATTAAATCTTAGAGAGTTTGCTCCAACTGCTGTGTTTCCATTTTGTAAATTTTCTTGAAGTGCGTTTGCTCCTATAGCAGTATTTGATCCACCTGTTGTGTTGTTTTGAAGTGTAGCGTTACCAATTGCAATATTGGAACTACCTGTAGTTGTGTTTTCAAGTGCCTGGAATCCAACTGCAGTGTTATTTGCTCCAGTAGTATTTAATCTTAATGCTGAGTTTCCAACTGCTACTAAATTGCTTGCAGTAGTATTTTCTTGCAAAGCACCAATTCCAACTGCAACGCTATTGTTTCCAGTAGTATTTTTATTTAACGCTGCTGTTCCAACTGCAAGATTTGTATTACCGTCGTTTACTTCTAATGCAAAGTTACCAATAGCAAGGTTATCAGAACCAGTAGTAGTAAATCTCATAGTATCTGCACCAATAGCAAGATTATTTCTTGCAGTTGTTGCATTTTCTAATGTGCGAGAACCAATTGCTGTGTTCTGATCACCAGTAGTTAGTGCTTGAAGTCCATTTGCTGGACCAAATCGTAAGTTACCAAATCCAGAACCTGTACCAGTATTAATATTAATTCCTTGAACAATCATTCCACTTGAAATTTGTGGAGTACCAGCACTCATTACAAATGTATCGCCTGTACCTGTTTGTGAGAATATAGATGATGTTCCTGATGTAGATCTGATTGGTCCTGCTGTTAAGTCAGATCCTCCAGGTCCCGTCGCTCCTGTGGCTCCTGTAGCACCTGTGGTGCCTACGCCTGTAGGTCCTGTAGCACCAGTTGCTCCAATATCTCCTGTAACACCTGTTGGTCCTGTAGGACCTGTAGCACCTGTAGTACCAACACCAGTTGGTCCAGTACTTCCAGTTACACCTGTAGGTCCTGTACTACCTGTGGCACCTGTTGGACCTGTTGGTCCAGTTGCGCCAGGATAACCAGGAGACATAACTTCAACTTGATTGTCTTGTCTATTAACAACAACTCTATTACTTGTCATCCTGTTACCAACCATCCCTTATTTGTTGCAATTGATGGAGTATCTGATGCTACTCCTGGATTGCCTGTTACTGTAATTGTTCTATCAGATGTGATTGCTGCAATTCCGCCTGAAACATAGGTTCCAGTTGCTGCATTTGTAATTGTAAAGGTTCCAGCCCCTGCATTTACTGATGCTACAGTACCACTAATATTATACGCTACTGGGTCAACTCCTGTTATGGTTACTGAGCGACCAACAACAAATGGAGATGTATTACCTATTCCAACAGTC